CAATAGTTGCAAAGGTTGATATACCAGCATTGGTTGCAAAGGTTGATATACCAGCATTGGTTGCAAAGGTTGATATACCAGCATTGGTTGCAAAGGTTGCTATACCGGCATTAGTAGCAAAGGTTGCTATACCAGCATTGGTTGCAAAGGTTGCTATACCAGCTCTATCAGCAAAGGTTGATATACCAGCATTGGTTGCAAAGGTTGCTATACCGGCAATAGTAGCAAAGGTTGATATACCAGCATTGGTTGCAAAGGTTGATATACCGGCACTAGTTGCAAAGGTTGCTATACCAGCTCTATCAGCATAGGTTGCTATACCAGCTCTATCAGCATAAGTTGCTATACCGGCACTAGTAGCAAAGGTTGCTATACCGGCATTGGTTGCAAAGGTTGCTATACCAGATCTATCGACATAAGTTAATATACCAACATCAGAAGCATTAGACCATATAATACCGCTACCAGTTGTTTGAAGTACCTGACCCGAATTTCCTGCTACATTAGTACTATCATAAAGGGCACCAGTAAGTCTTGCACTACCCTGAATGTGTAGAGATTGTGTTGGATTTGTAGTTCCTATTCCAACATAACTGGAAATATAAGCACCACCAGTAACTTCCAATACTGTTAAATTTTCAGTATAAGAAGTAATACCAATCTTAAGATTTCTTTGGCGGTCGCTAATATATTTTGCCATTTTAGTTGAGTGTCTCTAGAATGCTTCCAATAAATTTAATATTAGAACTGTTACTTGCAGATAAAACAAGAACATCACCAGATTCTAAAGTCAGTTTTCCTTGAATTAAAGAAACAGAATCATTTCCTTGAACAGGAAATTGTTTTACGATTTCAGTGGTAACTGCAATACCGACAGTCGTTCTTCGATGAGAAAATGAAATTGTATGAGTATTAGAATCAACATTTGCAATTTGTGCCAAAAGCACAACACCAGTATATCCAACAGGTGCCGTATAAATACCGACTGGATTTGTTGTTGCTACTTTTGTAACTGTCTTGAATACATTTAATGGTAATGCCATTTTTAATTATCCTCCTAGTGCTAGAATGAATGGTGTTACGGTTGAAAATAAACTCTTAGAATAGAATGATCCAGAAATAGTTCCCGATTGTTGATTCACCACAACACCTTCACCAATCCTAAAGTTACCAGACTGATCAGTGCTGGTATAAACAACCAATCCACCATTTCTAATATCAACTTCATTATCTTGAATTGCAACTCCACCGGTTGCCGGTAGTGCTTTTGCAATTTCATTTCCAGAACCAATATACTCAAATGAATGACCAGATGCAAGAACTCTACTTTGCTTATAAAATGGAACTTCTGTTCCGGGGCTTACTACATAAGGAATGTTTTCACTGATAGTAACTGTGCAGATTCCGGCAGAGATTGGAGACGAACTAAGAATTGGATAATAAGATTGTAATAAAATTGTCGTTGCCGTTGCTGTATTTATCCCAACATCAGGCGAACTAATTGTAACCTTAGGAACTGACGTATATCCCCTACCACTTGAGATAAGATCAAAACTGGTTACTGAACCATTAGAAATATTTGATACTGCTTGTGCCGTGACTCCCCAACTTGTATCAGGGTCTGCAATCGTAACTGTTGGTTGAGAGGTATATCCGGTTCCTCCAGATCCAACTATAATCTTAGAGACTGTATAATATAAATCACCAAAATAAATTATCTGGCCATCAAAAGGACGAATGACACTAATCTTTGCGGTTCCGCCAGAATTATAATAATGTGCTTGAGTAGCAATACCAATATTGCAAGTAAATACGGTGCTTGCCATCGAAACTGCCGTTAGATTCAATTTACTTGTGGCAACTCCAACAGAACTAGAAGTAACTGCACCAATAAGATTATCAATAAATGTCTGAACATTTGCACAAGATGCAGGATCAGTATTTGTAGGATCTCCGACAATAGTTAGGTCCTGAGCATTCAACTGGTTCGTAATTGCTTTTTTGGAATAATCTCTAACTCCATTAAATGCTGAAATGGATTCTGCAACTTCCCCTACAAGTCCATTTATTAAAGGATCACCATTTATATTAAAGTATCCTTTAATAAAATTACGAGTATTTTTATTCGTATAGTCTCTTACATCTAGAGAAACTGCATCGACCAAGTATCCAATATCTCTATAGCACTTGTTTCCACCTGTTGTAAATGTTCCGTAATTATCAGAACTAGAAATACTTATCAAACTTCCGGCACCAATAACTGTCGTAACAATACCGACTAGATTATCAATATTAGATTGAACATCAGAACATGCCAAAGGATCAGTATTTGCATAAGTAGTACCTCCACCATTATAAGTAGAAGTTCCTGTCGAAATTGTTAAATCAGAATAAGCAGCACCTACAAGAGAATTTGTAATTGCCTGTTTCATTAAATTTCTTGACTGATTAAAAGCATAAATGGATTCATTTACTTCACCAACCAATCCATTACTAATAGGATTTCCATTTGCATTAAAATATTGTCTTACAAATTCCCTAACATAATGATTGCCGCCAGTGAAAACATCTGTGGAAACTGCATCAACAAAATATCCAATATCCCTTTTGCACTTATCCATTGTGGTTGAAATGCCCGGATAAACATTATAAGTATTCGTCCAGGCAGTTCCAACAATTACACTCCTATTATTTTGAATCAGGCGATAAGAATCATAATACCTAGATCTAGAATTTGTTTGCGAATCACCAGGAAAATAAAAATCGGGATGATTGATTGCAATTGCTGCCAGAGACTTATCCTGAATCTCCTGCTTGTTTGCCTGTATCAAATTATAAGCATCATAATATCTTCCAGGTGCAACAGTCTTTGTATCAAATACATATCCATTTTGACCACTTGGATAGTATCTAATTCCTGGTTCATAAGGACAAGTAAATCCAAGTCCGGCAAGAGTGATTCCCATTCCAACTGAGAATTGATGAGGGGTACTTGTGTATGCGGTTAAAAGACCAGTTGTATTATCATAAAGTGCATTTGTAATATTGAGAGTCGGAACACTTAAATCTACCGTAAAAGTATCATCATTTATTGATGATGGAGAACCTGTAATGATTCCGGTATATTTAAGAGGACCTACACCATCGGCAACTAATCCGTAAGTGCCGAATGATGAGTTAGAGTTTGTAAGATCACAAGCAGCACCTGTTCCACAGAACACTGCAATATCACTACAAATTGTAAAGAGAGAAACTAACTGTGCATATCCCTCATTCGTAATTGAGATTCCAATACCACCTTGATTGTATTGAGTATAAGAGTCAAGAACCATACTCTTAGTTGGTCCAATTGCCTTAGAACCATCAATTCTCATTCCAATACTTCCGGGAATAAAATTGGTTCCGTTCTGAACATAAGGTGATTGGTCGAAATATCCTATTTGATCTGGATTAAAAGAAAATATTGCCCCACCAGGATCCATCGTTCCTGTATAAGACATCTCTGCAACATAAACCCCATTTTCTACATAGAACAAATCTTTATCTGGGTTTTGTGGTGATACCGATACTTCTCTTAAACTATCACCGACAACTGAGACTTGTTCTGGAATGGTTAGGGGATTATTTTCTATATAAGTTCCGGCACTAACTTTAATAACTGATCCTGTTGTTGCCTGTGTGAGTGCTGCTCCGATTGTTTTTTTGGCATCTCCAAGTTTGAGTCCTGTGTTTGTGTCGTTTCCGTCTTTTGTGACATAAATGATATTTGTAACTGTTGTTCCGGCACCAATGCGGATAATATCCGTACCTATTCCAGGACGCTCTCTCTTGGCAGTCAGTTCGCCATCATAAGTATTGTATGCTAATTCAGCACTTAAGAGTTGACCTGCTGTTGGCCTTTTGCCAGGCACAGCAGATCTTTTAATCCTTATGGGAGTTGACATTTATCGCAATCGGTATTTATCAAAATTAGACAGTATATACTGTCTTGGAGTTATTTATAAAACCTTATGAGGCATTATTTTTTCTTGGACGATAAGAATAAAGATTAGTTGGCAATGGAGGTTTCATCCAATTTTCTATTTTATCAAATCGTTCTTCACTATAAAAATCTTGCTGTACATACCATAGTTTCCAGTGCTCGTGCCCCTTAGATTGATTACAAGAATGACAAGAGCACACTACATTCGTAGTAGTATCTAATCCACCTTTTGATTGAGGAACTATGTGATCTATTGTAAGATTATCTTCGGACTCACAATAGGCACACTTATGATTCCAACTCTCTTTGATATCTTTTCTCCATATTCGTTTAGCATCCCCAGAACTTGCTGTACAAAGATTAAACAGATACTCTTTAGGCGAATGGAGAGGTCCCATAAGTTACTGCGACTTATGATTATTTAGAGTTATTAAGATGGTTTCTTTTAAACAAATCCAAATATAACTAAACTGTTCTGATAATGTTGTCTTATGATTCATTCTTCCTTATTTCTCCCATAATTGAATCCCCAATAAATGATATACAAATCAAAGAAAACATTAAACCAATTGATATTTTGCATCATACCACTACAGGTTTTTGTTGACCTTCTGGAAGTTTGATTTGAGGCAGTTGATTGATTTTATCAACCATCCACTCATATTGATGGTCCTGATAAGGTTTGGTATTGATAGCAATTTCATTCGTAGGAAGTGCTTTGGGTATTTCAATATCAATCACCTGACCCATCAGAAACTTATTACTTGTGATTTGGCGATTATGTGCATCAAGGTCAAACATCAACATTGCATCTGACCACTCGGCACAATCTACAATCTTTCTTCCAGTTCTTCTATCAATTACAGAAAAATAATCTTCGGTATTATACTTTTTCATTTTTTGAAGTCTTTTGATTATTATAGGTCATTTATGAGTTTTTGTAAAGGAAATAATCAATACTTTTCCAAACAATATACACCATTTTTCTCCACAATCGCAGAGGTGCTATCACACCAATCTCCACAACACATATACATCACCTTACCAAAGTTACGAATATTTCCAGAATGTATGTGCCCACAGATTACACCAGAATATTTCTTATCTCTTTGGGCACAATAAGAAGCAATATCGGTCTCATATTGATTGATATAATTCTTTCCACGCACACTATTCTTCAGAGCATAAACCAAAGAAAACCGAAAGAATCTTTCCAGAAATAAACTTAATGGTGTAATCAATTCATAACCTTTATTGAACATCAGTTGCTTCCAAGACCCAGAAGAATACTCCGAATACTTATCTCCGTGAATACAAAGAAACTTATTTCCCTTTGAGTCCTTATGAACATACGCATCAACCATCTTAAAGTTCTTGTGCTCAAAGTCACAATACCTTCGTAGCATACCTTCGTGATTACCAAGAATATAAACAATCTCGGTTCCTTTCTTTGCGAGATTGAGTATTTGATGAACGCATTCAGTATGTTCTTTGGTCCAACGAGTATTATATCTTTCCATACAATGAATATCAATAACATCACCAACTAAAACTAATTTCTTAGTCTTAAGTTCTTTTAGAAATTTTAGAAACTTTTCAGTATTACATCTTGGAGTTCCTAGGTGAATATCACTGATAAAAGTTGCGTCGTACATAAAGAGTTATGGTTTTATCTTATGTATCATAGCAGAGATATTATGAAAAGGAACATACCGAATGCTATGAAGGATGTGAGGATTGTGAGCATTTATCTTGTGTATTATACAGAGACTACTGTGAGAATGATTGATGGAATAGCAGGAACAACTCCACTTGCGGTCCTTGCTTTGATTTGAATATGATCGTCAGTAGAACTCCACATAAGTTCATAATAATCATTTGCAGAAGCAGATACTACAAAGTTCCAAGCAGCAACAACTTCGGAATTGGTTCCTTGAACTGCTAATTCTGTTGCACTATTTGGAACATCTACTCCATTTTTTTTCAACCAAATATAAACATGTGCTAGAGAACCTTGTGATTT